ATCGTTGTTGCATTTCGAGATAGTTTACCACCATGTGTATATTGTGTAAATGTAATCATTACACCATCTTGTAAAACTAAATTACCTCGTTTGATTCTTTTAATAAGTTTGAATCCTTGTTTGTACATATGAGGAAATATATCAGGATACATATCGATAATAGCCATTGTATCTTCAATGACCTTATCCATCTCTTCACCTTCTTCTTTTATATGAACTACATTTAACCCCAAAACTTCTTTATATTTAAATCATCTTTATACTGAAACTGATTCTTCAATCTATCTTTTAATGTATCTTTTATTTTTTCTATACCATCTGATGTTCCTGCTCCTTGTGCAAACCAAACTTTCTTTCTCCACAATAACTCATCTGATATTTCTCCTTTAAATGCTTCTCTTAACAATGGTTTCATATGTCCCTTTTCATTTTGGTACAATGGAGGAATGTTTAAAGAGTACTCTACAAATGGTCTCCAAGAGTAAGGAGTTCTAATTTCAACAGTACCACCCCACATCATAGATTGATTTTGTGATGGAAAGTTTCCTTTATGTACATCCTTTATTAATTTTCTTCTTGCTATATCATACGTTTCAGGTGTATAATGAAATGCTTGAATGTGACCATAACTACCCCAAATTTCATCAGATAAATCACCACTAAACACTACTTTAAATCCATGTTTGTTTATTTCTTCACCTAATTTAATAGTTGCAAGTGCACTACCTATATTCTGCCATTTTGTTAATTCAGTTACATATAACGTAGTATCAATTGAATTCATGATTTCATCATTTGTCATATGAATTTCATGTAATTTGATACCAAATTCTTTTGCTGCTATTCTTGCAAACTTTATATCACTACCACCCTCTGTTGTTACTACAAATGCTTCTAATTTAGGATATAACTTAGATAAAAGGTATGTTGTTATTACAGAATCAATTCCACCACTTAGAAGTGTACAAATAGGAACATCCGAAATCATTTTTGCTTGAACGGCTTCTCCTAATAAACTTCTTATATTCTTAATAATAGTATCTCTATCGTGTTCTATTATTTCGTTAGGTAGTTCATAGTAAGTTTTAACACTATGATATAGTGTTTCATAGTTGTATTCAACATATGTGCCAGGATAAACTGTCTTTACACTCTTCATGTAAATATCCGATAAAGGTAATCCTTTTTTCTCTGAACAGAATGCTAACTTATTAGTTAATTTATCAATTGAATACCAAAAAGGAAGTTCACCAATATAATCTCTAACTAAATATGCAGTTTTACTTCGTGTATCAATAATACAAAAAGAAAACATACCATCTAAATCTTTGAAAGAATCTACACCGAACTCTAAGTAAGAGTTTAATATAATTTCAGTATCAGAAGTTGTTCTGAATGGTATTGTTATTTTACTCTTAAGTTTATCGGTAAGTTTACTTCCCCATAGTTCACCATTATAAACTATACAAACTGTTTTATCTTCGTTCCAAAGTGGTTGATTTGCAAATTCTGATAAATCTTGTATTGATAATCTATTATGAGCAAAGTAGAAATCTTCAACTTGTTCAATAGTTGAATTATCTCTACCTCTATGTAGTATCTTATTTAACCCATCTTTTATAGAAGATGAGTTATAGTTATTTCCACCGATAATTCCACACATACTAAAATGGTGCGTTTTGTGTATCTCTTTCTATACAAGTACTCATATGGTCAGCCCAATGAAGTATAAATTGTATATTTGATTTTAAGTAGTTTTTTGGGTCAAATACTTTGAAATATTTAATATTATCTTCATCATACATACCATCAGTAAGTTTGATTCCAAAATATTCGTTTTCATTGTACTTAATTCCATATTCTTGTAATAAGAAGAATGTTCTATCAGTATGTGTTAGATATGATAGGTCTGAATTACTAACATATATCTTACCTTGATTCTTTACGTGCCAATCAGAAGGGTTTGTTACATAATGAACTTTTCCTTTACTTCCTAGTTTTCCTAAATCATGATGGAACGCTGCAAATAATAATTCATCTTGTGTAAAATCAATAACACCACCTGCTTCTTTGTAGAGTTTCATCATTCTGAGTGAATTTCTAGCTACATTCATAACATGGTCAATATAACCACCTTCATAAGCATTGTGATAGTTTACGTTTCCACTCGCTGGTGATAACATTAGGTTTGGTCCTAATTCTTCCATCGAGTACATATGGAGTAATTTTTCTAATCGTTCTCCATCAAACGATTTCTTTATTGCCTCAAGAAACTTATTATAGTTCTCTTCGAGTTTAACTTCATTGTATTTATTCATTTTATTTTTTTTTAAGTTTTATTATAAATGTGTCCAAGTTTTTCTTTTTACTATTTCTTCTATGTTCCAAGTAGATACCTTATAGTTACGAGCAATAACATTAGTAGAAAACCCTTGAGAATATAGTTTTCTTATCTCTATTACTTGTTCAGATGTTAGTTTTGCCTTTGGATGAGATTCACCTCGTAACCTATTACTAAAAAACCATAAGGTTTTTGACATAATTTTTTAATTTTAATTTTGTACTCTTTCGATTGGAACAGTAATCAGAGCGTAGTTATTACTCTGTGGATGTTTTTGTGTGAAATCTACGAAACTTTCAAGTTTTAGTTTGAATGCAGTTTCGGTATCAATGTAGTATAATATGTTCCCACCATCCATACTACTTAATTTTTTACTTTTATTAAAAGGAACAAGTGGTGTTCTTTTTAATGTTACTTCTTTTTCTTCGGTGTGTACGAATTTAATTCCTGCCATATATTGTATTATTTTTATTTACTATGTAAATATACGAAAAAAAATCGAGAATTCCTAATTTTTTATGATAAATTTTCATTTAAAGCATTTATATAAGCTAATTCTGATTGAACTCCTACAAATCTTTCAACTTCTTTACCATTTTTTTCGATAATTACTGTTGGAACTGAACGAACAAAGTATTTCTGAGCTATTTCGAATTGTGAATCAATATCTACATTTTCAAATTTAACAGATGTAAACTTTGTTTTTACATTTTCCATAAGAGGTGTTAGAACCTTACAAGGTCCACACCATTCTGCATAAAATTTCTTTACTTCTACCATTTTAATTTCTCCTATTTAATTAATTAGTTAACCATCACACGCAACACAATCGGGGTCAACTGCCCTTGTTGCGATATCACCTCTAAGAACAGATTCAGTTCTCATGTAGTACAATGTTTTAATTCCTTGTTTCCAAGCTTCCATAGTTACTTGGTTAATCCATTTCGGTGATGCAATGGAAGGGAATGCTAAATTTAATGAAACACCTTGGTCAATATACTGTTGTCTAATACCAGCTTGTTTAACTAAGTCCATTTGATTAATTTCTTTGAAAGTTCTGAAAACATCTTTAACAGGATAAATCTTATCTCTATCTCCATTAGTAATTTCTTCACAAAGTACCATTTTACCTTCTAAGTAACACCACTTATCTAGTTCTGTGATATCTTGTACTGAACCACCATCTTCTAAAATCTTATCCCATGTTTCTTTATTGTTGATACCTGCTTTTCTTAGAACCTTTGTCAACTCATTGTTCTTTCTAATGAAAGTTCCTTTTGCAGTTTGTTCGGTGAATACATTCGCCGCCCAAGGTTCAATACCAGCAGATACGTTTCCAGCTAATTTAGAGTTACTAACTGTTGGAGCAACTGCTCTTAAGTGAGTATTTCTAAATCCACTTTCTCTACACCAAAGAGGTTCACCATATTCTGATGCCATATCTCTTGATGCTCTATCTGATTCTATCTTTAACTGAGAAAAAATCTTACGAGTTTCAAATTGAGCCTCCATACCTTCAAATGGAATACCATTTTGTTGTAGGTAAGTGTGCCATCCTAAAACTCCCAATCCTAATGCTCTACCTTTTTCAGCAGATGCAACAGAATGTTCAAACCCTTTCATGTTTTTAGCCTTTTGAATAAATTCAGAAAGTACACCATCTAAGAATAAAGTTGCAGTATAAACTAAATCAGTATCTCTCCACTCATTGTACTTAGCAAGATTTACTGATGATAAACAACAAACAAATGAATGATTCTCATCGGTGTGTAAAGTAATTTCAGAACATATGTTTGTCATATGAACTTTTAATCCATTTTTTTTGTACATATCAGGATTAGCTTTATTAACATTTCCTTTGTACATGATGTATGGTTCACCAGTTGCTTTTCTTTTTTGTAGTAATTTTCCCCACTTTCTTCTCGCATCAGGTTCTCCTGCTTCGAGTTTTCTCATAAACTTATCACCTACAACTGCACATTGGTGTAGATTAAGTGATTGTCTATTTACATCTCCTTTAGGTTCTCTGATTTCTAACCACTCTTCAAAATCTTTATGTTCGATATTAAGGTTAACAGATGCTGCTCCTCTTCTTACCGAACCTTGGTTAGTTGCAAGTATTGTAGAATCGTATATCTTAGCGAATGGTACAACACCATCCGATGTTCCATTACCTGTGATGATTGCTCCTGCTGGTCTGATTTGATTGATACCAATACCAACTCCACCACCATGTTTAGCTAGTAACATTAGTTCTAAATTTTTAGAACCGATATCGTAAATTGAATCGGCAACATCAATACCAAAACAAGATATAGGTAATCCTCTATCAGTACCGGTATTTGAAAGAACAGGTGTTGCTAAGTTTAACCAACCCCTCCATATATAATCGAAGAATTTAGTTGCTAACTGAGGTTTTTCTAATCTCATCGCAACTCTTGATGCAACTCTCCAATAGGCATCCTTTGGTTTTTCACCAGGTAACAAATATCCTTTAGATATTGTTTTAACATATATTTCTGTATTTGCCCATGATGGGAAATCCACATCAAGTTCCCAACCTAATTCTTCTCCGTAATTTTTTGCCATTTTATATTAATTGTTTTATATTTTTCTTTTTTTGAAACACACCTTCTGTAAAATATGACCAATTACAAGTATGTCCTTTTTCAATTATTTTTGGATAATTTTCTCTATGAGTTGAATTAATTTCAAAATAATGTGAATTTAAATCTTTAACATCTCTTAATAAGAAATAGCTATAAACCGATAATACACAATTTTCATTTGAAATTAGTTTTGAATAATCTTCAAACTTAAAATAGTTAGGGTCATCATAAGTATCCATAAAGATACCATCAAACTTAACATCTAAAGTTGGAATTACATCTACCCAATCTCCAAAGTATAAATGAACATTCTCTTTTCCTTCTGCCCATTTCTGAGCTTTTTTGAAAATCTGAGGATTTGCTTCAATACAATGATAATTACCAACCTTATTATAGATTGCATTAGCACTATACCCTAATCCGAATCCAACATCTAATACCTTTCCACCATTTTGTGTAACTATATTAGAATAAAATTCCATCAGTTCTTTGGATACTACATCCATTACAATTTTGGAATCATCAATATCATACGATATTCTCGTATCTGTTATTGTAACCTTTTTGTTTTTCATTTATTTAAAATAAATCACCCCAATCTTCTCCTTCGTTTGCCTTACTATAATCAGTAGGTCTAACGGCAAAGAAATCAGTATGAGTATGACCACCTGTTAAGTGGTAGAACCATTCTAGGTTTTCTGCTTTCTTTTTATCGAATTCAAAAATTGGTTCATATCCTAATTCTTGTAATTTTTGGTTTGTTCTATCTTTAATGAATTCTTTTAAATCAGCTTTTTCAAGATTTTCTAAATCACCCAATTCAAAGATTTTATCAATAAAGTTTGTTTCTAAGTGAACAATTAGTTTAGCAGCTTCTTCGATTGATTCTCTACTATCTTCCAAAAGTTCAGGATATTCTTCACACATATGTCTGAACAATTGACAACCCATTTTAGAATGTAGAGATTCATCTCTTACACTCCATTTCATTTGTTGTCCGATACCTTTTAACTTATTTCTCATTTGGAATGAGTAGAGTACTGCAAATGAAGAGTATAGAGATACTCCTTCAGCGAATGCAGAGAATATTGCTAAACTTCTACCAACTTCTTGTCTTGCTTTTGGATTTGTTGCCAAATCTTTATGTGTCCAATCAGCGGTAGTTGTAGTAAGGAGTTCAAACTTCTCAGCTACTGCAGGTTCGTGCAGAAATGCTGAGAAGTCATCTAATCCTAATGTTTCGTTTAAGTAACTATAAGCAACAGCGTGTACTGTTTCGTTTGAACCAAAAGCC